TTCCCAGGACAGAAGTATTTTGTAATTACAGTTAACGAGACTGGGTTCATCACTAAAGGTGATGGTAAGTACACAGACAAGAAAACGGGGTTAACAGTTGACGTATCAAATTGACGAACTTCCGTCATTAAACAGGCATTGGATTATGCGTAACTCAAATATCCCACGACGTTTTATGGGGTATGAGCCAAGCGACATGGATACAGAGTTTCCTCAGGTCGTTGAAGAGTGGCTAGAGGACTTGTTGTCTGGGTCCATCATCAAACAGGTTGGAGGGTTAGGGCTTACTGGTGTAGGTCTGCTGTTTGATGGTGGTCCTGGGCTTGGCAAAACAACACACGCTGTTGTTGCTGCTATGGAGTTTCTGCGTCGCATAGACCCTGAAAAGGCTAAAGACGTGTTGCGTTACACCAATCAATCAGACTTTGGAATGTTATCTCGTCCAATTTATTACTTAACTTATCCTGAGTTCTTGTCACGTAAAAAAGCAATGTTTGATGCAGACCCTGAAGAAAAACGTGAAATGAATCGGGAAATTGAGGGTTTCCATGGACGTGCTAAAGAAGATTGGTTAAATGTTCGTTTATTAATATTGGACGATTTAGGTAAAGAATACGGAAGTAAATACGACGACGCATCATTTGATGAGATTTTACGCAGTCGTTATGACCGTGCATTGCCTACAATAGTAACTACCAACGAGATGCTGGAAAATTGGTCCGCCAAATACAGCATGGCAATGGCAAGTTTTGCCAATGAAGCATTCCAACGAGTGCGACTATCAGGTAAAGACTTACGGAGGGCTAAAGCATGAGAGGCTCAAAAGTGGAACCATGGCGTACAGTGCAGGTCTTCTTATCACCTACTGGTGTGTATGAGGTACAACTACGCCCTAATGACACAACCGCACAGTGTTCGTGTCCATCTTACAAAATCCACAGCAGTTGCAAACACACAAAGTTTGTTAAAGACCGTATGGATGAGAACGAAGGCCATTACGCAATCTTAGTTCCTGATGATGTTCCAGAAGAACTTGCTGAAGCAGCCAACGAAAGTGCTGAGTCATTTCGCAACTTTGTTTTAAAGTACGCCAGAGTTGAGGTGTTGTGAAGGGCGGAGACATCTCCAATGAAACCCCTTCTCGTTTAATTGTTCTTGCAGAAGTTGTTGCAGAGACTGAAGAAGTTACTGAACGTAAGTTCTTAAGCAAATCAACTTCTTTAAAGTTAAAGAACATTAATAAACAAACGGTGTATCAATTGTGGATGCTTACTGATAAATACGGACTTTCTGTAGAACTTGCAGGTATTGAAGAAGATGGTTGGGAACAATCTTCTTTAGACAGAATCATGGAAATACTTGACAGACGTGGCGGTAACCCTTTTAATTTTGCACAAACATATATAACGACACAAGAACTCGTAGACGATTTGCCATATCGCATTAACTTAAAAGGTGTGATAGACATACCGACTCGAATTTTGAGATACGGCTCATGGGGAGTTGACCTAGAGCGTTTATAGTAGGAAGATACGGAACATGGCAGCAGATAACGAGCATCGTTTAGTTAGTAAAGTAATCCGTGATAGAGACATTCTGCCTGTTCTACAAAAAGGCGTAACACCTGATTGGTTTCTTGATGAAGACAATGCACGAGTGTGGAAGTTTGTTATCAAGCACTATGGCGAGTATTCAGAAGTACCAACAGCAGTAACTGTTAAAGACCATTACCCAACTTATAAAGTTTTAGATGTACAAGACTCACTTGATTTCTTAGTTGACCAAGCAGTTGCGTTTCGACGTAAGTTACTTATTCGTCAAGGACTTGAAGACTCTGTACAGAAGTTAACAAGCAATGACCATGAAGGTGCATTGGTTGCTATGGAAGCAGCCATCACTCGTGTAAACACTTCTGGAGTTCAGGGAACAAACGAACTTGAATTAACACAAGATGCAACAAATCGTTTTGCAGAGTACCAAGCATTAGCAAGTCACACGATGATTGGTATTCCTACAGGCTTTGACAAGATTGATGAAGCGACTGCAGGTTTACAAGGTGGACAGTTGATTACTGTTATTGCTCCACCAAAGACTGGTAAATCACAGATTGCATTAGCCGTTGCTATTCACGTTCATAAACAAGGCAAAGTTCCTATGTTCCAATCTTTTGAGATGACAAACCGAGAGATTCAACAACGTCACGATTCAATACGTGCACAGATATCTCATGGTCGTCTACGTCGTGGAAAGTTGTTCCAAGACGAAGAAGCCCGTTACATGGATATGTTGAAAGACATGGAGACCATGACTAACAGAGAGTACTTAGTAGACGCTGTTAACGGACTTACAGTTGCTTCTCTTTCTGCAACGATATCTAAATTAAAACCAGACGTTGTATTTGTAGACGGTGTGTACTTGATGATGGATGAACAGACAGGTGAAATGAATACACCGCAATCCATCACCAATGTAACTCGTTCATTAAAGCGGTTAGCACAGCGTCACGATATTCCAGTCATCATCACAACTCAGACTTTGTTGTGGAAGATGCGAGGTGGAAAAGTATCTGCTGATTCTATTGGTTACTCGTCTTCTTTCTTCCAAGACTCAGATGTAATCCTTGGCTTAGAGCCAGTCCCTGATTATGACGACCTTCGTAACTTTAAAATTGTTGCAAGTCGTAACTGCGGTCCAAGCGAAACTACTTTGACATGGAACTGGGAAACAGGGTGCTTCCACGAAGAAACTAAGATGGCAACTTGTGCAATCTGTAAGCGTGGGTTGTTTTCATGACATTTAACATTGAACAGGTATTAGCCAATCTTTCTATTCAAATTGTAAGAGCACGTGGCAGTGAGGTTTTGGCGTTATGCCCAATGCATAAGTCACGTACTGGTCGTGAAGACCACAATCCATCGTGGTGGATAAACGAAGATACAGGAGCACACATCTGCTTCTCTTGTGGATTTAAAGGCAACATCTTCTCCCTAGTTGCAGAGGTTCGTGAACTTTACTTAGGCGATGGCTTAGATTACGAAGCAGCAAAGCAATGGTTAGCCAACATTGAGGAAATATCAGTAGAGGAACTAGCAGAGAGGTTAAAACGAGTGCCCAACTACGTTGCAATAGAGGAACCTATTCCAATGTCTGAAGCAAAACTTGCTTTGTTTACTGACCCACCACAATGGGCGTTGGAAAAAAGGAGTCTTACTAAAGACGCTGCCAATAGGTACGAAGTGCTTTGGGCACCTGATAACACTTGGATTCTTCCAATTCGTGACCCACACGATTACTCTTTAATGGGTTGGCAAGAAAAGCAAGAAGGAACACGGGTATTTAAAAACAGCCCTCCAGGTGTTAAGAAGTCAAAGACACTGTTTGGAGGACACGAACAAAACCCAGATATGGTGATTGTTGTTGAGTCTCCGTTAGATGCAGTTCGTATTGCATCTGCTGGAATTATTGGTGCTGTTTCTACTTTTGGAGCAATTGTTAGCGATGCTCAAGTTAAATTGTTGAGGTATAGCGACACAGTGATTGCAGCCTTTGATAATCCAAACATTGATGAAGCAGGTAAGACCGCTTCTGCAGCAATGATAGTAAGTGCTCGTAAATACGGTATGACTCTTAAGTTTTTTGATTATGCCTCTACAGGTATAAAAGATGTTGGTGAAATGACCGATGAGCAGATTAAACACGGCATCGCTAATGCTAAAGACAGCATCTATGGAGAAAGTGCGTATTTAAACTAACTATGTTTACAGGTACTTTAAAACCATACCAACCTGAAGCCGTTGACAAGATGGTAGAGACAGGCAAAGTTTTGGTTGCTTATGAAATGGGCTTAGGTAAAACCTGTATGACGATTGCAGCAATTGAAAAAATGCGAGAAGACGAAGGCTTGTTAAAGCCTGTTCTTGTTATTGCATTAGCCAGCCTTAAATACCAATGGGCAAGTGAGATTAAAAAGTTCTCTAACGCTACTTCAATCGTTATTGATGGAAACAAAACCACAAGAACTATTCAGTATGCAGATGCTGGTAATCATAACTACGTAATTACAAATTACGAATCAATTGTGAATGATTGGGACCTTTTAAAACATATTGATTTTGGAGCAATCGTTTGCGATGAGGCTACAGCAATTAAAGGGTTTCGGTCCAAACGAACTAAAAAAGTTAAAGAACTTGCTTCTGGAATACCCATTCGATTTGCTTTAACAGGTACGCCAATTGAAAACGGTAAGCCTGAAGAGTTGTACAGCATTATGCAGTTTGTAGAACCAGGATTACTAGGACGTTTTGATTTATTTGATAAGACGTTTATTGTTCGCAATAACTTTGGCGGAGTACAGAGATACCGCAACCTTCCGTTACTTCACGAGAAGATTAAGAGTGCATCAGTACGAAAAGCACAGTCAGACCCTGATGTTGCACCGTACCTGCCCGCCACTATTCATTTAGACCCAATTAAAGTTCGTTTAGATAAGAAGTCGATTGATTTATACGAAAAGATTTCAATGGACTTGACTAATGAACTTCAAGAAGCACAAGAACTTTTTGGTATGGGGTTCTCATTAGAAGCCCACTATGGTCAAGGGTATGCAGTTGGAAGTCCTGCTGATGCTATCCGTGGCTCAATCATGTCGAAGATAACTTCTTTAAGAATGCTTTGTGATAGCCCGAAGTTATTAGTTGAAAGTTCAACTAAATATGTTGAGGGGCTAGGAGAAAAAGGCGGTAGTGCTTACGTGGCAAGCCTGGCTGAAGAAGGCTATTTAACTGATTTGCCTGATGGCGGAACCAAACTTGATGCCATGGTTAAGTATGTTGAAGAGCACTTGGAGACCGATGAGAACTCCAAGGTAGTTATATTTGCCAGTTACCTGGGCATGCTGCCTCTTATAGAAAAGCGGTTCCTTCTAAAGAACATTGAATGTCGTGTTTATTCGGGTGAGATGAATGCCAAGCAAAAAGAAACTTCTAAAGTAGAGTTTCAGACTTCTAAAGAAGTTAGGGTACTTATCTCAAGTGATGCTGGAGGGTATGGAGTTGACTTGCCTCAGGCAAATCTTCTGGTTAACTATGACCTGCCGTGGTCTTCTGGTGCAGCAGTTCAGAGGAACTCTCGGATTCGACGAACTTCTAGCACGTGGAAGAGCGTGATTATCCAAGACTTCTTAGCGTTAAATTCAATTGAAGAACGTCAGTTTGAAATGTTGCAACAGAAGAACACCATTGCAGATGCAGTGATTGATGGACAGGGAATTAACACACGTGGTGGTGTTGACTTAACTGTAGGTAGTCTTCTAAACTTCTTAACAAAGAACCAGATATAGGAGCAATAATGGTCGAACGTATTGATGGTCCACGTGAATTTAATTCTGATGATTTAACAGGTCAAGCAAAAGAATACGCACTGTTAAAGAAAAACATTGAAACTTATGAAGCACGTCAAAAGGAACTTAAAGCATCTTTGTTTGAAAAGATTGAGGCTGATGGATTTACTGATGACAAAGGTAACTGGTGGTTAGAACTCCCAGAGCCTGTTGAAGGTTACGTAAGTTTGCAAAAGCAAAAGCGTGTTACACGTAAAATTGATGAAATGATTGCAGAAGACTTGATTGAAAAGAAAGGTCTTGCTGACCGTTTATACAAAACAGTTCGTGTTGTTGATGAAGACGAACTTATGGCTGCACTTTATGAAGGACTACTTACTGAAGAAGAAGTCGACGAGATGTTCCCAGCAAAAATTGTTTGGGCACTTATGTTGAGTAAGAAGTAATAATGGCT